GCTGTTCCTGCACAAGCCGTTCAACGCGTTCGGCACGACCGTCGAGATCTACGCCTCGGCCAACCCTCAGGGTCCGCTGACGCTCAAGCAGACGGCCGCCTCAGCGGGCGGGACCAGCCCCGGCGGCAACCCGTACGTCACGTACAACCCCACCATCCACCCCAAGATCCCACTCGCCTCGGGACACATGCTGATGTCGGTCAGCCACAACGGAGACTTCACCGACATCTTCGATGAGCGCAACCTGTACAAGCCCGACTGGCGAGAGGTGATCATCCCGCTGTAAGGGAGCACTCTTGGCCAGCCTCAACGAACTCAACCAGCTGCTCAGCATGCTGCAGGCGGCTACACGCATGGCCGGGCTGCGTACTCTCCCGATAGCCGACGACATCCGCAGCTGCGTGGACCTCCGGTATAAGGCCCTCGGTCCGAGATCCAAGTACGGGCAGGACCTGGTCAACCACCTGATGATGGCCATGCACAAGATCGAGGGCGCAGTGGCCGACCTGAAAGAGGCCGAGGGCGTGGCCGCCAAGGCGATCGAAGATCTGATGGGCCTCTGATGCCCGACGACGTAGCCGATCTGATCGCCGCACTGCGCAACATCGAAGGCGTGATCACACGGGCCGAACCCAAGGCCGCCGCGATTCAGCGGGACATCCAGGAGTCTCTCGACCTGATCGTGAGTTCGCTGGACGTGACCAGTGGGATCGGCCGTGTGGCCGTCGGCAACATGCTCAAGGCCCACATCGCACGGGGCGAAATGCTGTCCTACATGCAGGTAGCCCGGAAAGAGATCGGTAACGCCATCGACCGCCTCATAGGCCTCTAGGAGAACCCATGGTATCCAAGCTGCAAGAGATCCAACTGATCACCGACGCCATCGACCGCGCGGTCCGGAACGTGTCCCCCGTACTGCAGACCTACGCGCAGACGCTGGACACACAGCGGGGCCGCGTGATCGTCACCTTCGGGGACACGCCTACCGGTCGTCTCGTGGTGACGTCGCTGGCCGAGGGCAGGAACGGACTGGTGGCAGCCACCCTGAACGTCAACCACGCGCAGCTTCACTTGGAGACGATCAAGAAGAAGCTGATGGGCATCTAATGGGTGTAAACCCGTAGCCAACCCTTATGCTGGAATCCCCACCCCGGAGGGATTCCTAGGCGCGGTGGGGTGGTGCCCCTCGACTGAATGCCCACCCCACCGCTGCCCCTCATCTTCACGTACCAGGAGCACCATGACGCTACCCCCGATCTTCGAGCACGCGCAGAAGTTGTATACCGCCTTCGAGGCGGCGTCTGCGCAGGTCACCGACGATGAAGCCGCCTTCGAGTTCGGAGTACCGCTGGGTACCCATGTCTACGTCGGACACTGGACCAGGCAGTTCGTCGGGCAGCCCGGAATGCCGGGGGAGAGCACGCTGCAGAAGGCCTTCGGCTGGCTGCAGGCCGTCGGCTGTCTGGACCTGCTCCGGCGGGGCACCCGCGACTACCCCGGTGTGGTCCAGCTGCGTCGCCCGCCGACCCCGCAGGACATCAACGACGCCTCCCCGGACGGCCGGGACGCCCGCTCCGGCAAGCTCGGCGCGCTGCAGGTGGCCACCGAGGGGCTGCTGTCCCGCACCAACGACCTGGAGAACAGCGTGATCATGCTGGACGAGGCGCTCAACGCGCTGACCAGGGACGTGGAGCTGCAGCTGCGCAAGCTGGCCGCTCGCATCGACACCCACGACCAGGAGCTGGACGACCTGGGCGGAAAGATCGACGCCCTCTAGAAACGGCGAGGCCGTCCGTCCGAGGTAACACCCATGCAACCTTGGGACGAACGGCCTCTCACCCACCGCACCGAGACCCCTGCCACGAAAGTCTCGCACTACCCGAGTCGCCGCCGGACCAAGGACTGACGTCTCAAATGCGCACGATACACGGACATCCGCATCCCGTACCAGACACAGGAGTACGCGTGAACGACTACCGCCCGACCTGGCTGCACTTCTTCCTGGTCGCCACACCCGGCTCCTGGCAGCCTGTGACCTTCCGCTCGGACCGGCCGGAACCCGACACCGACGACGAGCTGTCGCACCTGCAGAAGGACGTGGCTGCCGAGATCGGCACCCCGGAGCAGTTCGTCCGCTACCGGGGCAGCCACTGCCTGATCAACCAGCCGTACGAGGAGCCCGAGCACAAGGAGCGGGAGACCACGCACACCCCCAACCGCAACCCGATCGTCGTGCCGAACACCAGCCTGATCGTGCCACCGGGAGTGCGCCGGTGAGGAACACGCCCGCTGTGGCCTGGATCTGCATCACCGCGATCCTCGTGACCGCCATCATCTGCAAGACGTTGACCTCGATCTACGGATGACCCCCACCTACGACGAGGCGATCCTCTGCCCCCGGTGTGGTCAGCCCGGCAACGCCCGGGTCGAGGAGTCCCGCGTGAGCACCGTCGAGCGACAGGTCACGGTCTTCTGTACCGACAAAAGCTGCCCGTACTACGGACACCGCTGGTACCTGATCCTCGACACCCAGAACACCGTCATCTTCCACACCCACACCCCCTGGCCCGGACTGAAGGACACCCATGACTACGACCCCGACGCCTAGCTACACGATCGAGATCCGCGTGACCAAGCGGATCCCGCCGCACGTCGTCAACGACTCCCGGGGCTACAACCCCAAGGACGTGCCGGGATCGACTGACATGTTCATCGAGATCAGCGCGACCGACACCAACCTGGACCAGCTCGCCGAGCGTGCCGTGGACGCCCTCAACTACCTCCTGCCGTCCGGCAGCCGCGTCGAGAAGGTCGTCCTCAAGCCGCTGAAGGAGTCCTGATGGCGAAGGTGATCACGACCGAGATCCGCGAGACCCACTACGCCCTGTCCGACCTCACCGACGTGGATCTCTACGTCCTGGAGGCCGCACTGGCACGGCTGTGCGATGCCGTCCGTAAGCGGGAGTGGTACCTCTGCGCGACCGGCGCGCCGACCGAAGCGGAGGGCAAGAAGCAGGCCCGCACGGCGCTCGCCGCACTGCACGAGGCCGTATTCCAGGCGCATGCGGGGAGGACCGATGGCTGAGATGGAGCTGGCCGCGACGGTACTGCGCGGGATCCTGCACGCGCTGGACCAGATCGACAAGGACCTCAACGACATGATCGAGGAGCTGCGTCTCTCGGAGACGTACATGTCGGCCGAGGCGGACACGCTGGCCGACGTGCGCGGCGCCGTCCGGATGTCGTTCCGCGAGCTGGCCGGGCAGCGCGAGCAGTTCGTCCGGCTGGCACAGGCGCGCGCCGCTGTGGAAGCCGGGGACGTACTGACCACACCCACCGTGATCGACCAGCCGGTCAGCCCGGCACCGCTGGAGGACTGATGGATCCCATTCTGGACCTCCAGATCGCGAATCGAGAGTTGAAGGACGAGGTAGCGGAACTCACCGAGCTTGTCGAGGAGCTGCAGGCCAAGTTCGCCGCCGCCGTCCGCGACAAGAACACGGCTGAGCTGGAGCTGGAAGACCACGAGTGCGACCACACCGACTGCGTAGGGCTGTGGGAGTACGCCGACCTGGAGGACGAGCGGGACGACGCACTCGCCAAGCTGGACGAGATGCGCCAGGCCGAGGGCTCTGTCACCGCCCGCCTGAAGGACTGGCGCGAAGATCTGTACTGGTTCGAGCGCCGCGCCGTTGACGCCGGACATTCTCTAGCTCCCCTGAGCATCGCCCAGATCTTCACCCAGATCGACCACATCCTGAACCCCTAGGAGAACCCATGGCTGACTACAACCTGTCCAACCCGGTACCGACTGGGTACATGCTCAGTGATCGCGTGCGGGAACTGGAGGACGCGAACGAGAAGCTGAAGACGCAACTCAAGAACGCGGCGGCAGAAGGCAACCGGCGCTACGAGCAGTTCAGCCGGGCCTGCCGCGAGCGCGACGAGGCGCTGGCGCAGCGTGACCACGCTCTGGAGATTGCGCTTGGGAACGCCGAGCACTGGCGCAAGCAGTACGACGAGAGCGCGACGCAGCGCGTCAGCGTCGAGCTGTATGACGAGGCGGTTGCCGAGCGCGACCAATGGGAGGAGCGCTTCTATTCGGCGGCCGACCGGGTCAACGAGCTGCTCGGCCAGGTCCACAAGGACCAGTCGGACAAGGCCCACGTCGAGTGGCTGGAGCTGGAGCGCAAGCGGCTGATCAAGGAGCGCGACGAGGCACGGGAGCGTCTTGCCGCGTGGAAGGAACAGGCCAACTCTTCCTCGCGGAACTTCACTGAAGCAGCCGAGCGTGCGGCCAAGGCCGAGCGCGAGCGCGACGCTGCGCAGGCCGAGATCGAACGGCTGAACGAGAAGCTCCGTGCGGGCTGGCGAGTGAATGAGTCGGCCGCGATCCGGGAGGTCCGCGCCGAGCGCGATGCATGGATGCGGCAGTGCACGGAGGTGGGGCAGCGCGCCGAGAAGCTGGAGGACTCCTGCGACACGTTCCGGCGCGAGCGTGACGAGGCGCGGGAGGAGCTGCGCACCATACGGTTCCCGGACGTCCGGGACTGGGGCAAGTTGAAGCACCTGGAGAAGGAGGTCAGCGCCCTCAAGAAGGCGTGGCGAATCGACAAGGACGCGTTGGCGGTCGAGCGGGCCAAGAACGAGGGCCGAGTCAACGCCCGCAAGAACCTGCTGGCGTGGCACGCGGCGCTGGAGGAGCGTGCCGAGAAGCTGGCACGTGAGGGCCTGATGTCCGCGACCGCCGGGCGACTGTGGATGACCGCCAAGATCATCGGCTACATCTTGGACGACAAGGACCCGAAGTCCTACTTGGGCACTTTGGTCGAAGGCGATGAGTAGCAATCCGCTGGGTCTGCGGCCGTTCCAGATCGCGGCCGTGGACCACCTCTCGCTGCAATCCGGACGTTTGATAGCAGATGATCCTGGATTAGGCAAGACGTACATGGCGGGCGAATTGGACCGGCTGGCGCGCCTGGCCGACCGGTCCAAGCCGACGCTCGTGCTCTGCCCCAAGGCCATGCTCTACACCTGGGGCGAGTGGTACGCCCGCAACCTGCCGGACACCAAGGTCTCGGTGATGGACCCGCGCACCGCGACCTCCCGCAAGGAGTGGGTGTGGGCACTGCGGGAGCGGGACTCCGACGTCTACATCGTCCACTACGAGGGGCTGAAGAAGGAGTTCGCCGACATCCATCCGATCCAGTGGTTGCACGTGATCGTGGACGAGGCGCACCGCATCTCCAACCGCAAGTCCCAGACCAGCAAGTGTGTCCGCCTGCTCAAGGCGGTGTGGAAGACGGCGCTCACCGGCACCCCGGCCGACCGCGCGCCGGACCAGCTCTGGGCGATCCTGAACTTCCTCGACCGGCGGGAGTGGTCGTCCTACTGGTCGTTCCGCTCGCGCTACGTCGAGGTGAGCCTGGACGCGCGTGGCTACCAGACGGTGACCGGCGCCAATCCGTTCACACTGTCGGAGCTGCACGAGCGGCTGAAGCCCGTCATGGTCCGGCGCCGGAAGGCCGACGTGCTCACCGACCTGCCGGAGAAGCAGTACCAGAACGTCTGGGTCGACCTCTCGCCGCGCCAGCGCCGGGCGTACGACGAGATGAAGAAGAACATGGTCGCCTGGGTCGGCGAGCAGGAGGACAAGCCGCTCCAAGCCTCTGTGGTCATCGCCCAGCTCATCCGCCTGCAGCAGATCGCGCTGGCCACACCCACCTTCGAGACCAAGCCGGTCCGCAAGAAGCTCCTCTGCTACCTGCAGCAGGGCCACGACGGGCCGTGCGCGCAGGACGAGTACTGGGAGAACTCGACCGACCCGGATCAGCCTGGCCGGTGGCACGGCCAGTACTACCAGGCCGAGCAGACCGACATCATCCTGGAGGACCCCTCCAGCAAGCTCGACGCGGCGATGGACATCATCACCGAACGAGTGGACGCCGGTGAGCAGGTGGTCGTGTTCAGCCAGTTCTCCAAGGCCATCGATCTGCTCTGCGACCGGCTGGAGGCGGCCAAGATCTGGACCGGCAAGTACACCGGAGGCACCCGGCAGACCACACGCGACAAGATCGTGGCGGGGTTCGCCGACGGGTCGATCTCGGTGTTCGCCGGGACGATCGGCGCGGGCGGTACCGGCCTGAACCTCCAGACAGCCAGTACGGCGATCTTCCTCGACCGGGCCTGGAAGCCCGGAGACAACCTCCAGGCCGAGGACCGCATCCACCGGATGGGGCAGCTGGCCGACTCCGTCACGATCGTGGACATCATGGCCCGCGACACCATCGACCGGGGGCGCCACCAGCACATCCGCCGCAACTGGCGGGAGGTCCAGCGCCTGCTCGGCGACTCGGCCTTCGACTGGACGCACTCCATCACTGAGGGCTACGACGGCGACGACGTCGTGCTCACCCCACTAGACGAGACTGCGCCGTACCGATCGGCGCGCTGAGGAGAACCCATGCCCCTGTGGCGAGTGACCGCGAACCCCGGTGAGGCCTGCACCTACACCGACGACCCGGACAAGCCCGACAGCTTCCTGGTGCACGCCAAGGACGAGCCGACCGCCCGCAGGGAGGTCGTGCAGTGGTTGATCGATGAGGAGCTGTTCACCGAGCTGTCGACGTTCGCCAGCCCCGTCGGCTCGACGGTCGAACGTGTGCCCGCCCGCGCCCCGCGCGGTGTGGTCGACGTGACCTTCCACCACTGCAGCGACCACAGCTAGGAGAAACCCATGCCACGCACCCGCCTGGCCCCACCGTTCGATCCGTACTGCGAGCGGTACGCCGCTGACATGACGCATCTGGACTTCTTCTGGGCCGAGTCCCAGGAACAGCTGGAGGAAGCCGAGGAGGACGAGAAGCGTCGTCTGCGCGTCGAATACATCCAGAAGGAAGAAGGCACCTACAACCCGAAGAACGGCCACTTCACCTGTGACGGCTGCTACATCAAGCTCGGCATGCCAGTCACCAACGAAGGGTGGAAGGCCCCGTGAGCCACATCGAGACCGTCCGTGACCTGATCGACGCCCTGCTGGACATGGGCGACCTGACGGCGCCACTCCGTATCGAGGAGTCCGGACTGTCTGGCCTCTTCTCCCCCGGCTACTTCATCGTGGGTGTGGTCAACGGAACCCCGGGCGTCACCATCGTGCTGGACAGGGGGTAGCCGTGATCTACATCGCGACGTGGGCGGACGGACGGCAGCTGGTCGTCCGGGCGCCGGACGAGGACCAGGCCCGTATGCGCTCCAAGCGCTGGCGGGAAGAGGACGACCCGATGTACGACGGCGACGTCTCCGCCGCACCCAGCCACCTCCGTGCGGTCAACTCACGCGGACCGGTAGGTGCCCTGCTGGCGGGCTGGAACCCGGCGGCCGACCGAGAACTCCAGGAGAACCCATGACCGAGCAGCCCCAGATCGTGCTGGGCAACTTGCTGTCCGGCGCCGACTTCACCAAGCCCCCTCCGGGCACGGCGGCGACGGTCGAACAGTTCTGGGCACGTTTGCTGACCCACACCCCGGAGAAGCGGATCGAACTGCTGAAGGACATCCTCGACAGGAGCGAGAAGGGCTACACCTGCTTCGTCGCTCAGCACCAGGATCGCCTTCAGCGGCTGGAAGCCGAGGTCGCCGAGTACCGGCTGGCGAGGCGGATCCAATGAGGCTCCTGATCACCGGACGGGGGCTGGGTAAGACGACTCAGGCCCTGGAGTGGGTGAAGGAAAAGCCCAAGTCCGTACTGGTAGTGCACAGTCGGCAGGAGGCCGAGCGGCTCCTGCAACAGGAGCAGACGGCACGGTGGTCCGGCCGGGAAGGGCTCCAGGACTGGCAGGTCTGCACCGTGCACGATTACCTGCACGGCGCCCTGCGGGGCAGGACCACGGACCGGCTGGCGATCGACAACCTGGACCTGGTCTTGGGACACATCTTCGGCTCGATCGGCTACGCCACCATGACCAGGCCGGAGCAGCTGTACGTCTATGGGCCGAGCGACTGATTCGTCCTGCCATGATGTAGGCACAAGAGGATGAGGGAGGGTCACCGTGGCGCCACCTGCGAACTGGGAGCCGGTTTCAGTAGCCGGGACGTACGTCTACCCGGATGGGCTTCCGGCCAGCGGCACGGTGACCTTCACCAACTCGCTGTACCTGCGTGACCCGGACCTGAACCTGGTCATCGTGCCGAAGTTCGTGCAGTTCGTACTCGACGGCACGGGATCGTTCAGCGGCACGCTGATGGCCACCGACGACCCGGACATCGACCCGACCTTCTACTACAAGGTCACCGAGAACATCGGGGGCGTCACCACCACGTTCGACCTGCTCGTGCCGAAGGACCAGATCGGCACCCTGCAGATGTCCGACGTCGACCGGAACCTGACGATCCCGGACCCGCCGGAGATCTACACCCGGACGATCAACGGGATGTACGGGGACGTGCTGCTCCCCGCCGACCTGGACATGGTGCCGGAGACCCGCGCGGTCAACACCAGCACTGGCCTGACCGGCGGGGGCAACCTGACGGTCGACCGGACGCTGTCTGTGGTCACCGACTCGACCGTGCAGAAGGGTGAGTACGCCAAGGCGGGCACCCTGATCGGTACGCGCAAGCGGCTGAACATCATCGACGGGTCGGGCATCTCGACCACCGTCACCGACAACTCCGGCCAGAACCGCGTCGACGTCACGATCGCCGCGACCGGCGCGTCGCCGGGCGGCACGGTCGTCAACGAGACGACCTACGGGTTGTCCCCGACGGCAGGTGTGGCCGCGACCTACAGCCGATCGGACCACTCGCACGGTTCCCAGGTCGGAATTCCAACGACCTCGGGCCTGCTCTCCGCCCGCCCGGCGGTCGGCACGGCGGGGCGGCTCTACTACGCCACCGACGTGGCCACGCTCTACTACGACGACGGCGTTCAGTGGGACCAGCTGGACCAGCAGCCCCCGATCCCGAAGTCCTGGACGGCGGCCGGACACAGCTACCTGCAGTACACGGCGGGCAGCCACAACCAGCGCTCCCGGCTGGACTCGATCATCAAGAACCGGTGGGGCGCGGAGTCGACCAACTGGATCAACTTCGCGATCGCCGGTTCGTGCATCACCAAGCAGGGCGCCAGCCAGGGTGGCTGGGGCACCTTCTGGCGGGAGATCAACAAGCTCCCAGGCAAGGTCGCGCCGTACACCAACTCCGACGGCGGCCTGCTGATCTGCGCGGGCATCAACGATCTGGGCACCATGGGCGGCGCGACCGCTCAGATGCAGACGGCCTGGGGCCACGCGCTGCGCTCGATGATCTCCCGCTGGCGGGCCAGCACGATCAAGGAGGACACCGACGCGAGCGTCGGCTACACCGGATCGTGGTCCAACGGCACGGACATCGACCACGCCTCCAACGGCACGTTCAAGTTCCGCGCGGGCGCGGTCACCGGCGACGTCGTCACGATCACGCTGCCCGCCGACTACGACGGCTCCCCTGTGGTCGCCTGCTGGATGGGACGCCCCGGTACCAACGGCGGCACGATCACGTTCGCGGGCACCGCGCTGGTCGGCAAGCCGGAGAACGGCAGCACGATCAACACGAACGACACGATGCCCGCGCTGTCGTTCTCCCACGTCCCTGTGGTCAAGCGCATCACCTCCCTGACCAGCGCGAACGCAGGCCAGACGGTCACCATGACGGTGACGGCCAACCTGAACGAGGTCCAGTTCGACTGTTGGTGGCTGGAGGCCATCGAAGCTCCGCCGGTGGTCGTCTGCAACGTCGCCCGGCTGACCGCGACCGGCTACTCGACCAAGTACTCCAGCTGGAACGCAGCCCCTGCACTGGGCTCCTGCGACGCTGACGTTGCCGCGTTCAACACGGTGCTCACGAACGTCCGCAACGAGTTCGACGGCATGGTTCAGATCGCGGACATCGATGCCGCGCTGAACAAGACCGCGAGCCTGTTCACCGACGGCCTGCACCCGAACGAGCTGGGCGCCGCGCTCTGCGCCGACGCGATCGACATCGCCCGCCGCCGGATGTCGCTGACCGGCCGCCAGTCTCCGACTCTGAACTTCAACATGGGTCCCCGCTACGGCGGCGGTATCCGCCGACGGCGAGTCTCCGGCGGCTGGTACACCGGCGACCACAGCGGGCTGGGCACGGCCATCACGCCGGTCGCCGGGGACATGTACGCGATGCCGTTCGAGGTGACCGAGGGCGACGAGCAGTACGCCCGGTTCTGCCTGGAAGTCACCGCGCTCACGAGTGGCTCGCCCACCATCCGGTGGGGCGTCCTCTCGGACTACATGGGCAAGGGCTACCCGGACATCAACCTTCAGGAGCTGACGTTCGCCGGGGCCTTCACGATCACGGCCGGTGCCGGAGTGAAGATGAACCCAGCCGCCCAGTTCATCTGGTGGCCGGACGTCGCGAACTACTACTTCTGGCTCAAGTTCGAGACCGTCGGTACCGGTCTCCAGGTGGCTGCCATCCAGGGGCCGTCGCTGACGATGCCACACGGATCGTCCACCGGTGCGATCACGGGCACGGCCGCGCGAGCGGTCGCGTACAAGTGGACCGGCCAGGCCGCCGGTGCCTTCCCAACGACCGCCCCGACCGGCGGCGTGCTGGTCAACACCGCACCGTACATGGCCGCCCAGAAGACGTTGGTGTGCGGCGGGTACACAGAGTCGGAGCCGGGGTGTAGAGTCAGCTGCACCCCGGTCGACGGGACTGCCACCCCGTCTTGACCAGCGGAAACAGGAGAACCCATGGAAAGCAGTCTGCCCTTTTCGGCCTATGCGCCGGGCACTGAGCTACCACGTCCGACGGCGAACAACCCGCACGCGCAGTACATCGAGGAGTACGTCGATGACTGCATCGATGCTGGGCTGGTTCACACGATCCACGTCTCGGAGCGCAAGGCGTTCAAGAGCTGTCGCCAGCGCTGGGACTGGGCCTACCGCGAGGATCTCCACAGCACGGACAGCATCCGGGCGCTGGAGTTCGGGCTGGCCTACCACCACGCGATGGAGAAGTTCTACGACCCGGCCACCTGGCACCTGGACAAGCAGGTGCTCGCCGAGCACGCGATCGCCGAGTTCCGCCGGTATACCGAAGCGACCTACGCCCGGCTGATCGGTAGGGGTCCGTTCTTCGCCCCCGATCACGCCAGGCTGAAGGAGGACTTCGCCGACCGGCTGGTGACCGGTGAGTCGATGCTCCGCCACTACTTCGACGCCGTGGCGCCGGAGACCGACACATTCGAACCGCTGAAGGTCGAGATCGCCTTCGAGGTCGCACTGCTGGACCCGGACGGCAACTACCTGCTCTGCCGGTGCGACCGCTGCTGGGCGCGCCAGAAGTACGACAAGAACTGCCCGGCGCACAAGAGCCAGTGGCTGGGCCTGCCGGTCACGCTCGGCGGGCGGCTGGACTGGCTGGGCAAGGACCTGGAGACCGCCGAGCTGGGTGTGGGTGACTGGAAGACGACCGCCGCGCTCATGACCGACGTCGAGCTGGACACCCTAGACCTGGACGAGCAGATCTCGACGTACCTGCTGGCCATGCACAAGCTCGGGGTGCCCGCGCGGGAGTTCTGGTACCACGAGCAGAAGAAGGTCAGCCCCGTCCCGCCGGAGCCGCTGACCCGCAAGTACAAGGGCCGGATGTACCAGGCGAGCAAGGACCTGCCGACCACGTACGAGATGTACTACGAGACGGTGGCCGAGGGCGACCCGGCAGGACTGGCCGCCGGTGCCTACGACGAGTACCTGGACTGGCTCAAGACCGAGGGGCCGAAGTTCTACCAACGCACTGTGGTCACCAGGAACGACGAGCAGCTCCGGCAGACCGAGCATGCGATCTACCTTGAGTACCTGGACATGCTGTCCGGCCGGATCTACATCAGCCCGGACCGCAGGAAGTGCTCGTGGTGCAACTTCTTCTCGCCCTGCCTCGGCAAGCAGCGCGGGGAGCCGTACCAGCACGCGTTGAACACGCTTTTCATCAAGGGAGGAAGAGAACTGAGCAACGACAAGAACGCCCCCAAGCCCGACCCCCTGCCCAAGCGCGACCCCGGCAAGGCCTTGGAGCAGGAGAAAAAGAACACCTCCAGCGGCTCCAACGGTAAGAAGCCGGAGGACGAATGATCGAGGGCGGACAGAAGCCGGACGAGGTTGTCCAGATCTGCAGCACCTGCCAGTTCCCGGACGGGGAACCGATCCTGCACACGATCAGTCCTGGGTCGTGTGACCGAGTCCAGATCGATCTACGGAGCCAGGAGTACGCCGACGACCTACGCCGCGCGTACTACCGATCCCGATTCCCGGACGAGGACATCGCTGCGTGGCGCACGTTGTCCAAGGAAGTGAAGGACGCATGGATCGCGGTGCTGTACCGGGCAGAGGAGTTCTACAGTGACTGAGGTCCTGACCACACGGAACCTGGGCGGGCTGAAGATAAACCGGGTGTCCGAGCGACCCGGCACCATGGACATGCTGGTCTACGGGCCGACGAAGCTGGGCAAGACGACGTTCAGCCTGACCAGCCAGGACGTGCCGGAGATGGGCAAGTACCTGCACGTCGCCATCGAGCGTGGTGAGGAGACGATCCGGGACACGTACCCGGACACTGACGTCGTCTTCACGAACGAGGATGACAACGGCTGGACGCTGGAGACCGACGAGCAGAAGTGGGACCGCTTCTGCCAGATCTACGAGGAGCTTCGCCGCCCGGGCCACGGCTACGGCACGGTCGGCCTGGACACCCTGGACGAGCTGCAGGCGATCAACCTCGGGTACAACCGGGAGACCGCCGACGCGGTGCTCGACAAGAAGCAGGACCCGGACATCGCCAGCCCGCGCGAGTACGGCAAGAGCCTGCTGCAGATGAAGCGCGTCATCCGGGCCTACCAGGACCTGCCGATGAACGTGATCTGGATCTGCCACAGCAAGGACGACATCAACGAGCGGACCAAGCGCCGGGAGAAGAAGCCCGCGCTGGTCGGCCAGCTGCAGGACTCGGTAGGCGGCATGGTGAACAACCTCGTCTACCTCACGATGACCCAGGCCACACGCACGGAGCCCGCCCAGCGGATTCTGATCACGGCGGCTGACGGCGAGATCTCGGCGGGCACGCGTTCCCGGGTGCTCAACGACATGGGCGAGATCTCGGATCCCACCATGGCCAAGTTCTGGTACCCGCTCATGGGCACCGCACCGGCCAGCTAACCGGGTCCACCACACAGAAACAGGACGTTTTCCATGGCACTGAAGATCAAGATTTCCAAGGACGACGCTGCCAAGCGGACCTTCGAGGACCTGCCCGAGGGCTGGTACAAGGTCCGTATCGAGGACGTCGAGCTGCGCGAGTCCAAGTCCGAGAAGAACAAGGACAAGGACGGCTGGCCTCGGATGTACGTGTTCGAGTTCATCGTCACCGAGGACTCGGAGCCGTTCGATGACGACGGCGCCAGCATCTTCGCCGGTCGGCGCTTCTTCAACGTGAACGCGTGCCTGTGGGAGGGCGCCCTGTTCACCATCATCGGCATCATGCGTGCGCTCGGTGTGGACCTGGAGGAGGGGGAGGGGGAGATCCCCGACATCACCGACCCGGAGGACGAGATGGGCGGGATCGAGTTCTTCCTGGGCAAGGAGCTGATGCTCCGCAACGGCATCTCGCGCAACGAGCGCAAGCAGGCGCGTGAGGAGAAGCGGGCACCGCGCACGCAGCCGAACGCGTTCAAGTCGCTGGAGGACGACGAGGCTCCGGCGGCGTCGAGCAAGACGGCTGTACCGGCCACCGGCCGCCGCCGCGTTCTGGCCTGATCTAGCGTCAAGGAGGTCCGCCCCCGGTTCCGTCGGGGGCGGGCCTTCGTACCTCATGCGGAAGGGAGGGACCGTTGCCGGGCGTGGATCTACTCCCGTTCTTCACGGGAATCTATGGGGAGCCGGTCGGGGAGGACGAGCGCTATCTGTGTCTCGGGTTCCTGCAGCCAGGCGGCAAGATGATCGAGCGGTTCTTCACCTGGCCCCGAGAAGCCGAACGCGCGATCGCCACCATCTCCCGCATTGCGGTCTCGCATGCGGAACACGGCAACGGTGCCGACACCTACTTCAGCGTCAGCCTCCTGACCGCGCACAAGCGCACCAAGGACTTCCTCGACACCACGCACTGCATCTGGGCCGACCTGGACGACACCCCACCGAACAAGCTGGAGCTGGAGCCGACCTTCCTGCTCCAGACCTCCCCCGGCCACTACCAGGCGATCTGGACCCTGCTGGATCCGATCCCGTACCAGGACGCTGAGGAGTTCGCGAAGCGGATCTACCACGCCCACCGCAAGGACGGCGCGGACGCCTGCTGGGACGCCACCCGCCTGCTGCGCGTGCCCGGCACTCCGAACCTGAAGTACCAGGTGCTGGGGGAGGGCAACCCGCTGGTCGAGATCGTGAGCATGGGCGGGGCGGTCTACACGCCCGACGACATCGACCAGGCGTACCCGGTCAGCGTCAGCACAGGGCCGGGGGCCTCGCAGTCGGCCGTTCTGGACTACAGCCAGGTCGAGCTGGTCGGCACGCCGAACGAGATCATGACCCGGCACGGCCGGGAGATCGACCAGAACCTGTTCGACCTGTACTACGACATCCCCGACCCCGGCACCGACTGGTCCTCACGCCTGTGGGCGCTGGAGATGGGCCTGCTGGAGTGTGGTCTGGACGTCTACGAGGTGTTCGTCCTCGCCCAGACCTCCGCCTGCAACAAGTACGCCCGCGACGGGCGGCCGGATGCCGACCTCTGGAAGGAGGTGGTGCGCGCACGGGACTCGATGGAACAGAAGTCCGGCATGGTGCTCACCACCACCGAGGTGGAAGAGATCGACATCCTCACGCCGGAGGAGATCGCGGGCGTCACCGAGCAACCCCCGGGCTTCATCGAGCGGTACCGGGAGTGGGCCGGGAGCAGGACCGACGCACCCCGGGAGTTCCACGTCGGCGGGGCGCTCATGGCCCTGTCGACCGCGCTCTCGGACAAGGTGGTCGTCGGCACGACGTTCGGCGAGGTGCGGCCGAACATCTGGGTGATGCTGCTGGCCGACTCGACCATCAGCCGCAAGACGACCTCGATGCGGCTGTCCCAGGAGATCTCCGAGGGCGCCGGGATCGACTCCCTGCTGGCCACAGACGGTTCCATGGAAGGCCTGCTCACCGAGCTGGACGCCCGCAAGGGGCAGACCTCGGTGTTCGTCCGGGACGAGTTCACCAGCTTCGTCGCCGGGACGAAGAAGAAGGACTACATGTCCGGGATGCTCTCGGACCTCTGTGGTCTCTACGACGGCACGACGGTGAAGCGTCGGCTGCGCAAGGAAGTCATCAAGGTCAAGGACCCCATCTTCCTGCTGTTCGCGGGCGGTGTGGAGACCAAGATGCTGGAGCTGCTCAGCCACGAGGACATCACGTCCGGCTTCATCCCCCGGTTCCTGCCGATCTTCGGCCACACCACGGTGGCCGAGCTGACCCTGATCGGTCCCCGCCGCGAGCGTTCGCACGAGGCGAAGGACGCGTTGATCTCCGAGCTGCGCACGATCTTGGAGCTGTACACCCCACCGCGCACGATCATCAAGGTGCCGAGCGGGGACGGCAAGATCACGCAGGTCCAGCCGCTGGACGCCCGGCTGTCGGACGCCGCCTGGAACCGGCTGCGCGACGCTCAGCGGTACCTGCTGGAGGTGGCCGAGAACCACGACAGCCGGGACCTGCTGCTGCCCTGCACCGAGCGGCTGATCACCAACGTGCTGAAGGTGGCCTGCCTGATCGCGGCCAGCCGACAGCGACCTCTCAACGACCACAGCCAGCTCATCATCGAGCTGGAGGACATGTTGATGAGCCTCTACTACGCCCGGGGCTGGCTGGACCACCTGCTGCGCATCGTCACCAAGATCGGGCGCGACCCGTTCGACGGCAAGACGCACCAGGTGCTGGAGTACATCACCTACGGCGGCGGGGCCGGGATGAGCCGATCGTCGGTGATGCGCCACTTCCGCGCGAACAGCCGGGACCTGGACGAGATCCTCAACACCCTGCTGGACCGGGAGGAGATCGTCTCCGAGGGAGGCGCCGGGCCGACCGCCCGGGGCGCGATCTACCGCGCCACGCAGTACGCCCGCACCGCCCGCCAGATCCGTGTCACCGCACCCCTGAAGATCCGCCGAACCGACTACGTCACCAGAAGGTAGCCATGCCACGCATCACGATCACCAGCGGCGAGGACCTCGCCACCTCCGACGGTACGGACTTCGATGTCGAGGTCACCGACATTCCGGAGGGCCTGACCGGACCCGACATCCTGGAGTCCGTCTGCTTCATCCTCCTCCAGCAACGCCGTCCGGAGTGGCTGGCCAGGCGGTACCGCTCCAACCCGCCCGGTGTGCAGGTCAAGAACATCGAGGGCACCAACCCGCTGCCAGACGTCGCCTGGTGGGAGATCGATCTCCGGCTGGTCAACGGCGACGAGATCCTGAGCAAGCGGGAGATCCAGCCCGACGAATTCCTGGACAACTGCCTCGACCCCGAGTGGATCATCGCTGAGACCGCCAAGATGTCCTACCGCGCGATCCAGCACAAGCGCGAGACCGGCTTCCCGTACGACGCCTGCATGCCCATCGGCTGCGACAACGGCATCCACCGCCCCGGCTGCCCGTACGCGGAGGTCGACCGCGACCCGGTCGAGGGCTACGACTTCGGGGTCGGCGAGGCCCGATGAGTGAGCCCATGACGTTCACGCTGGAGCTGTCCTGGAAGCCGAAGGATCCCAGTCGCTACGGCTACGTCATCACCCAGACGATCTCTGAGGCGGACCTGTGGGGCGAGGACGTGAGCAAGGTCTTCGGGCAGATGGCCGCTGACGCTTACCTGAAGATCATGGAGCAGCGGTGAGTGAGCCCACCTGGACTGAGCAGGCTTTGGAGATCCTCGACATCGTGGACGAGGCGAACCGGCAGATCGAGCGGAAGCACCCGCTGGCGCGTTGCGAGGAGTGCCCGCTCTACGAGCTGAACGAGAACCCGGTGCTCGGACGTGGACCGGAGGGCAAGGTCAAGGTGGCCGTCGTCGGCGAGGCGCCGGGGTTCGTAGAGGCGACCACAGGGCGCCCGTTCGTTGGGGACTCCGGCAAGGTGCTGGACGAGGTGCTGCGGAACAACGACATCAACCGTAAAGACGTGTTCGTGACCAACGTGGTTGCCTGCCGTCCGGAGAAGAACGCGACTCCCACACCCGCCGCGATTGAGGCCTGCAAGCCGCGCATGCTGGCCGAGCTGATCGAGCATGAGCCCGAGTACGTCGTCATGGCAGGCGCTGTGGCAGCGAAGGCCCTAGGCCTGTCCGGTGCGATGAAGAAGCTCCGGGTCGGTCCGCCCCGGCAGATCGAGATCCCGTTCACCGACCCGTCCGGCGTCGAGTGGGCCTTCCGGACCAAGGGCATCCCGACCTGGCACCCGGCGTTCGCCATGCGCTCCCAGGACGCCCTGCCGGACATCGACCTGGACGTCTCCAAGATCACCAAGGGCACCGCCCCGATCACCTACACCGAGCCGAAGCGTGTGGTCGCCGACGTCGAGTGGATGGCGCTGGCGGCGATCGAGGATCTCTGCGAGATGAACGGCCCGTTCGCGGTCGACATCGAGACCGGATTCGACAAGGACGAAACCGACGCACACGCCGACCAGCGCCCACTGCTCTGCATCGGTGTGGGCTACAAGCCCGGACACGTGGTGATCTTCTCCGAAGAGATGATGCGGAACAACGTCGTGATGGCAGCGTTGGCCAAGGTGCTCCGCGACAAACCACTGGTCATGCACAACGGCAAGTCCGACGTGGCTGGTCTGATGACGGCGATGGGGCCGGTCAACCTCCGGTACGACACGATGCTGGAGCACTACGTCCTGGACGAGCGCACCGGCGGTCATAGCCTCGGAGAGCTTGGGATCGAGCTGCTCGGCACGCCGGACTGGAAGGCCTGGACGAAGCCGTACCTGGCCAAGGGCGCGGAGAAGAACTTCGCTGACATCCCCCGGCACCTGCTCTACCAGTACAACGCGATCGACTGTGACGTCACGCTCCGGCTGCACACGATGTTCTGGCCTCGAATTCAGGAGCAGGGCCGGACCAAGTTGCACGACGAGACGCTGATCAAGGCGGCCAACCAGCTGGTCTACCCGGAGATCGACGGCATCGGGTTCGACATGCCGTACTCGCTGGAGCTGACGCAGCGGCTGCAGGACGAGATCTCCGAGGTCGAGGGCCGGATGGAGGAGCTGCTCGGTCAGCCGATCAACCCCCGGTCCCCGCAGCAGCTGGTCAAGCTCTTCAACGAGCGCGGCTGGCACGTGCCGAACGGCAAGAAGTCCACCGGCGGGACCGGCCCGACGACCGGCGAGAAGGCACTCACGACCGCCCGCCTGCTGGGCAAGTACGACGAGGAGGCCCTGGCCTTCCTGGACCTGCTGATGCAGGCCCGGGACCTGTCCAAGGACAACGGCACGTACTGCCGGGGCATGCAGAAACGGGCCGTACAGCAGGCCGATGGCAGCTATCGGATACATACCACCTTCACGTTGCACGTCACGACCACCGGGCGGCTGTCGAGCAAGGACCCGAACCTGCAGAACATCAAGGACAAGGACTACCTGCGACGGCAGTTCATCGCCGCCCCGGGCAACGTGTTCGTGTCCGGCGACTACTCGCAGGTCGAAGGCCGGGTGCTGGCTGTGGTCTCCGGAGACCCCTACCTCGGGGACCTGTTCCGCAACACCGAGCGGGACATCTTCGATGAGATCAACCAGTCGCTCTACGGTGTCGTGGACAAGTCCAAGCGCCGTCTTCTGAAGACGTTCTTCTACGGATATTCGTACGGCCGGACCGCGCACGGAATTGCGAATGACCCCGAGTTCATGATGGACGTGCGGGACGCCCAGCGGCAGCTGGACGCATTCAAGGCGCTGATTCCTACGGTCGGCGAATGGCAGGAGGAGACCTGGCAGAAGGTCCAGGACCAGGGCTACCTGGAGACTACCTTCGGGCGCCGCCGTCACTTCCCGCTGATCACCAACCGGAACAAGGACGAAGTCCGGAACACCGCTCTGGCGTTCATTCCACAGAGCGAGGCCAGCGACATCTGCCTACGTGCGTTCACGCACATGCGACCGGAGCTGGAGGTGAATTACGGCAACGAAGGCCGTATCCGCCTCACTATTCACGACGCAATCGTGACTGAGGTAGTCGCACATCGCGAAGCGGAAATGCGCGAGGACATGCGCTACTACATGGAGAACTCCGGCAACGCCTGGGCCAGGCAGCAGGACTCGGATATTCCATTCCAAGTGGCATTCAAGAGCGGCACCAGCTGGGATCAACTCGAAGGATAGGGAGAAGACACCATGCCGTTCCACACCGCAGCCGGACCGGCCGTACTGGTCGAGAACATCTGCACCGTCCGCGAGACCGCCAAGCGCCTCGGGGTCCATCGGAACAGCGTGCGCAACTGGGCGAACGACCGGGACCGTACGGGCTTCCCGGCGGCCCTGCTGGAGAGCGGGCCGCACTACGACTACGCGGAGGTCTACGAGTGGTTCGAGCAGTGGGTCAAGGAGCACCCCAACCGATACCCAGCCGCATACCAGCAGGTCTCGGCATGAGCGCGCTTGCGGCCTACGGCTGCGGGGTAATCGGCGATGACATGGCGGCGGACAAGACCATCCTGGCACTGGACCCCGGCGGCGTCACCGGCTGGTTCCTGGCCACCATCGAGGCCGACACCGGCCTGGTCGGGACCCCGAACTTCGGGCAGCTGGAGCTGCGCAACACCAACGGCGAGCTGCTCCCACACGGGGATCCGCTACTCGTCCTCCTGGACGACGTGGTCAGCCAGCACGAGTACCTGATGGTCGTCGCCGAGAACTACCGGCCGGAGTTCGCCCGCGCCCAGGACTACGCCGCGATGGAGTACCTGGGACTGGTCGAGGGCTGGTGCCGCAGGCGGCTGGTCTCGTTCGAGCGACAGGACCGGGGGATCAAGACCTTCTGGACCAAGGAGAAGTTGCAGAAGGTGAACGCCTGGCCGAAGGCCATGCCACACGCGCAGGACGCCGCCCGGCACTGGCTGGCGTACGCGTTCAAGCAGGACGAGCGTGTCAAGAATTCATTCCTGAGAGCCCTCCGTGGTTAAGAAGATCGGTGTCGAACTGAATGCGCAGCCAGACAGCGAAGCCGACGCCGCACGCGTAATCGAGATTCTCTCCCGCACTGCCACGGGACTCGCAATGGACGGGGTGTGGTGTGAGCTGACCATTACCCCGTTCGAATCCACTGCCATCGAAGAACTGGAAAACAAGGACGACTAGGAGAACCCATGGTCAGCAACAACGTCTGGGTGGAAGCCACGATCCACCCGGATAGCGCCAAGGAAATGGAAGCGAAGTGGAAGACCGCCATTCCAGAGAAGAACCTGCACATCACGATGGCCTTCACCAACATTCTCGCCGACACGCTGGACAGCGAGAAGTTCATTATGCTGTGCGACAGTCTGGCCAACTGTGTGAGCGATCTGCCGTCGCTGCTGGACGACGAGATCGAGGTCGGCGGTGTGGCGGTGCTCGGTCCCGACACCTTCACTGCCGGAGTCCTGCTGCTCCAGAGCCAACTGCTCTGGAGCTACAACCGGGCCTTCTCCCACCAGCTGACGACGTTCAACCAGCTGGACCTGAAGTACCCGGGCTGGCTGCCGCACGTCACGCTGGCCTTCGACGTCGGCGCCAACACCGAGGACATCTACCAGCTGCACCATTTGGCTACGGTGCTCGCCGCATCTCGCCAGCCCATCAAGGTCGACGGCCTGTGGTTGCGCGCCGGAAGGATGTGCCTGCCGCTATGAGTCCCCACCACAAGGTCCGGATCGAGGACGACGGTTCTTGGAACCGCAAGCTGTGGATCGATGACCATCGAATCGAGAACGCCGTGGCGTCGGTGAATGTCGTCATCGAGGCCGGAGAGATGACCGAGATCGAGATCAGGCTGGCTCTGGTCGAGAACACTCAGGTCCTCGGCAAGGCCCGGGTGTATCTGGACGGGTCCCAGAAGGAACTGCTGGAGCTGCTCGGCTGGACGCCTCCGAGGGGCTCATGAGGTGGCCCCGGCGTCGAAAGCGCCTCGTGCTGACGCTCGGCGAGACCTACGAGCTGTCCTTCCCACACCTCACGAGGAACAGGCGCAAGCGAGTCGTGTTGACCGAGTTCGACATGCAGATCGACGGCACGATCCGTGCGAAGTTCATGCCCGACCTGCACGAGTAAATACCCGGGGGTGTGGCCGGAAGGGAGGTTACCGGACCACACCCCCGGAGATCAGACTTCGTCCGAGCCGCGTACGGCGAGCACCTGGACGACGAACGTGCCGACGCCGGAGAACCGGTAGGCCTCGACCACCATCTGGATCGGCGCGCCCACGTTGAAGATGTTCGCGGGCAGCTCCAGCGGCGGCGTCACGTTCCGCAGCAGCACGGCGGGCGCCGGGTTGTGCGCGATCTCGTAGTTCGCGATCCCATAGCGCGGCCGGAGCTGCGTGCCGGTGGCCAGCTCCCGGAACCGCAGGGACACGCCGGTCGCGCCGTCGGAGCTGAAGACGTTGTAGACGACCTCGACCGACGGGTTGGACTTGAGGAAGTTGATCTCGGCCTGCGCGGCGTAGACCGTCGTCGTCTGCGCGGGGAGCGCCAGCGTCACGTGGGTGACGTTGTGGGACAACGACGGCCTGCTCAAACCACTCTGATAGGTCTCAGAGTCTCGTACGATCACCTGCCCCTGGTGGTCGTAGATCTTCACCGACTGTGGCTTCCCCGTCTCTGAGGAGTTGACCTCCAACGCCGCCCCGCCGGTATCCCGGCCGACCGTGAAGCCCCGTTCGCCGGTCTCGGGATCCGTGCCCGCCCGCATCACCACGTCGTTGGAGCTGGAGCTGTAGAACACGACCTGGCTCTTCGCCGAGCCGCGTTCCAGCTTCTCGATGCGGCTCTGCAGTTCCGACAGCCGGTTGGCCAGGTCCGGTTGGGTGGTGTACTTCTCGCTAGTCGCCACTGCTGCCCTCCAGGCTCTGGAACGTCGGCTTGATCTTCTCCGCGTCGGAGTCGCTGGGCGGGCTGACCTCGATCTGCGTGATGCGCGCTGTGGTCTCGAAGCCGTTCGGGAAGCGTGGCGTACCGACCGGCCAGCTGAGCACGCCCCAGTCGCCCACCCACCACTCGCCGAAGTCCTCGATCTCGTCCAGCTCGATGGAGGGGACGGCGATCGGAGGCGTCCGGGCCAGGCCCTCCATGGTCGCGCGGGGCTGTACCAGCTCGGCCGGGAGCTGGTTGTCGTTGATGATGTAGTCCTTGCGCCGGTAGTTCTTGCCCAGGTTGGCGCTGTCCTGGTAGCTGCCGACCGGCGCTTCCTGGCCGGAGCCCTCGCCGGTGACGTAGATGATGTTCCCGGCCGCACCCAGGTTGCGGGTGTAGTAGAAGCTCGCCATGTTCCGGCCGTACTCGAAGAAGAACGCGTCGGACGTCTTGCCGATCGACGGGTAGCCCAGCTCCAGGTACTTGGTCGGGTAGTCGCCCAGCATGCGCGTGACCACACGCCAGTCGAAGCCGTCGTCCTGCTTGGCCAGGTCGTCCATCACCGCGCGGTAGGTCTTGCGGTCCCAGGCGTTGATCTCCAGGTAGGAGATCAGCTTCGAGCTGCCCAGCGGGTACTCCGGCGGCACCTGCACACGCACGTTCGAGCTGATCTGGAACTGCATGAGCAGCCACAGCTCGCGGGCGATGTTGAGCTGGTCCTCGTTCTCCCAGATGCGCGGGCAGACGAACTCGTCCAGCGTCACCATCTCCAGGGAGGACTCCCAGGTGCGCCAGTAGATGCCGGTCGCCTTGCCCTGGGACCCGTGGCTCTGCGAGATGATCTCGCCACCACCGCCGAGCAGCGGCTGGCCGTTGCGGTAGATGACGATCTCCGCGAAGCCCGGCTCGGTCATCTCCAGCATCTCGGCGTTGGCACGCCGGATGTCGGCCTCGGTGTAGCTGGTGGGCAGGTTGGACCCATCCAGCCGGAAGTACCCCTGGCCGTTGCCGCCGTCGGAGAGCTTGACGCTGAAGTTCACGCCGTAGAGCTGGATCTCCCCCATCGGCCTGCCGGTGAGCAGCTCCCGGAACTCGTATCGGTACTCGGGGAGCGCCATCTCAGTAGCGGTACCAGCCGTTGTACTCCATGTGGCTGAAGCCGGGCGTGAAGCCGTTGGTCAGCACGCCGTTGTCCGACGTCCGGACCTGCACCTGGGCACCGCCCGGCACGCCCCGCCACCACATCGCCCGCAGGCCCCAGTCGTAGTACCCGATGCCGGAGCAGAAGTCCGCCGTCGGGAACCCCGGCGGGACGTCCAGCTGGAACGTCGGACCGGCGGGCACGGTGGAACCCGCCCCGTTGAACGTGAACACCGCACTGAAGTGGATCATCCGGATCGACGGGATGACCTTGTAGTAGCCGTTGCGGGTACCGGTCGCGCCGAAGTTGAAGCCGGACGGCACGGACGGCGTGTACGTGCCCTCGCGGATGGTGGGAACGACCTCCCACACCCCCGCCGTGCCGTTCCAGATCTTGCTGACGTCGTCGTTGAGCTGGTGCGCCCGCTGGCCCGGCCGGATCGTGCCGGAGGGCGGCAGGTAGAAGAGGTTCGGGACCTCCATGTACCCGCCCAGGCCGTTGGCGTACGGCGCGACCCAGGTGATGTTGCCGGTGTTGATCGACGTCACGCCGGAGTTGACCTGGATGAGCGCGATCGCCATGCCGTTGGCGTCGGCGTTGGGGGCCACCGGGGAGCCCGCCGGGGTACCGGTCTTGACCTCCAGCACCCAGTCGTTGTTCACCCCCGAGTACGTCTGGTCGCGCACGCGGGCCTGCACGATGTCGATGCGGTTGAGCCCTGGACCTGGCGCCGCTGCCACAGCGATCGTCTTGTCGGCGTCGTTCTTGCAGACGTAGGCGCCCTGGTTGCCGCCCTCGGTGCCCTGGATGAACACGGTGCCCTGGCGCACGACCACAGCCATGGTCGGCGAGCCGGTCTGCGTGACGGCCAGCCGGTTGCCGTGCTCCGGGTGCACGCCGCCGCGTGTGGCGAACCCCCCGCCGAGCGGGTGGCCACCCATCAGGGACGTGTGCGCGCTGCGCAGAACCTCCGCACTGTGGTCGTTCCGCGCCTGCATGAATCCGGGCGGGTTGATCTCTGCCATGTCGTTCCTCCCTTACCGCCACGCGGAGCGATAGATGACATCCATGTGCGTGGCGGAACTGCCGCCGCCCTCGACGTTGAACCCGATGGTGTTGTTGCCCGGCTGCAACTCGAACCAGGACGGGCGCCGGAGCCTGTCCCGCATGTTAGAGACTCCGAACGCCGCGCTGTTGAAGCGCACGGTGCGCGCGTCGGTGTCGACCTCCAGGTAGTCCGCCGTCGAGTCGACCAGCAGGTCGAACGCCATCTCGTCGCCGGTCGTGTAGTTCACGATGTGCGGGTTGATGTACGGCCCCCACAGCCGGAACTTCACCGGTGTGGAGCGGTTGCCGATGTTGCCGATCACGGGCGGGTAGGCCCCGGCGGTGACGCCTCCGAACCCGAAGTTGAACGCCAGCGGGAAGCCGAACCCGGTCTGGATCGTGTTGCTGATCTTCAGCGTCTTGATCGACTCTGAAGCAGAGTAGATCCGGGGGTCCCCGGCGATCGCGGTGAACGTCACCTCGGCCATGCCGAGACGCCGGAGCTGGGTCAGGGAGTAACGGACCCCCTGGGGCTTGACCCACAGCATCCTGGTGCCGACCTGGGGCAGCCGGTGGTACAGCGCCACAGGGACGCGGCTCGGTGCCCACTCCTTCTTCAGCGTGTCCAGCGTGACCTCGGTGTGGTCGCAGTCGTCGTAGAGCACTCCGGACAGCACGACCGTGCGGGCCTGCTCGAACTCCGCGTCCACGAACGCGCCCTCGTGCCCGTCCCGGTCCCGCACGCTGGCCCGGATCGGTGCGCTGTCGAAGCCCTGGATCTCCAGGATGTCGACGGTCGGGTATGCGGTCGCGCTGCCGTCGTTGAGGATGAAGCCGGAGGACCCGAGCTGGAATGAGAAGTCTGTGGTCAGCGCCATGTGATCACCCGATCGCCTTCTCCAGCTCCATGCCCAGCATCATCGCGTGGCGGCGTGGGTCGATCTCATTCGTGTAGACGTTCAGCGTGATGTTGGACGACCGGCCTCCGCCGAAGCCGCCCACAGGAGCCAGACCGGTGGCGCCCATGTCCTGGTTGGCCCGCTGCGCGTCGAGCATCGCGACCAGCCGGTCGAACGCCTGGGTCTGCGCGACGTTGAGCACGCGCTCGGCCCCGCCGGTCGCATTCATAACGTTGGTCATGCCGGGCCGGAGCATGCCGCCGGAGTCCATGAGCTGCTGGGCCACAGCACCGCCGCGCTTGTAGAACGACAGGTGAACGTGGTCGCTGTGGTCGCCCTGGCCGGGTACCGAGTACGGCCCCCAGCCCTGGCCGGTGGTGATCCGCTTGTTCCAGATGACGTACTTGGTGCCGTACGCCGCCGGGTGCTCGATGAACCACTTCGCCAGACCGTTACCCCGGTTGCGCTCCGAGGCGATGTTGGCGTTGTTCATGTTGTCGATGGCCTTGGGGAAGTGGTCCGACCAGCCGTGACCCGACACGTACGAGCCGACCGACATGCCGGGGTTCATCGCGCGGATGAAGTTCGCGGCGGCCTGCACGTTCGGCGACCACGGCGGCTGGTTGCCCAGGTGCGGCGGCCAGCCGTTGGGCTGGGCCTGGAACTTACCCGTGCCCATGTCGCCGGAGCCGAAGCCGACCTTCTCCCCGATCCACTTGATGACGCCCTCGACCATCCGCTTACCGGCGGCGATGGCCACAGCTGCCATCTGACCGGCACCGGCCTCGGACAGCTTGCCGATGAACTTGTTGAGCACGACCCCCGGGTTGCTCAGCGCGGCGTCCAGGCCCGCACCCGCGAGCGGGTTGAGTCCGCCGACCAGACCGGTGATCCAGTCGAACGGTCCGTCACCGCGCCGAGAAGACGGGTAGTACTGGCGACCGTCGTCCACCGGGCCACCGGCGGCGAAGGCCGCCCGGCCCTTCATGACCAGACCACGGATGCGCTCCATGGCCCGATGGCCACCAGCCCGCTGGACTTCCTTCGCGGTCCACACGTGCTCGCCGTTGGAGAGCATGGCCGGGATCTTGTCCTCGGTCGGACCGCCGGGACCGATCGCCGGACCACCGGCGGCCAGCCGGGTGACCTGCACGTTGTCCGGCTTGACGTTGAAGTTGCGGGCCACCGTGTTGTACGCGGCCAGCAGGCCGTCGTTGATGACGGTGTTGACCACGAACTGCACGGGCTTCTTCACGACGTCCTGGAGCTTGTTCCAGGCCGACTGCACAGCGTTGACCGCGTAGTTGAACGCGTCCGGGATCGTGTTGCGAACGAAGTTAGACAGCGGCGTGAAGACGTTGTCGCGGACCGCCTGCCATCCGGCGGTGATCTTGTCCTTCCAGAAGTTCCACGAGTCGGTGACCTTGTCCCGGAGCCACTCCCAGGCGGCGGTCAGCGGACCACGCAGGAGGTTGATGATCGGCTGGAAGACGTTGTTGTTGACCCAGTCCCAGGCAGCCTTGCAGGCGTTCTTGATCGCGTTCCAGATGTCCGAGATCTTGTTCGAGATCCAGTCCCACGCCTGGGAGAACTGGACCTTCATGAAGGTGATCCAGCCGTTGAAAACGCCCTGCACGTAGTTCCAGGCGGCCTGGCTCCACTCCTTGATCTTGTTCCAGACGCCCGCGATCATGTCGCCCATGACGCCCCAGGCGGCGGCGAGGGCCTTCAGGGCGATCTGGACCAGGCCGAACATGACCTGCATGGCCGCCCACCAGATGTCGGCGACCAGCTTCATCCCGGCCCACACGGGGCGTACGGCGTCGAGCAGCCACTGGAACACGGCGCCGACCGCGCGGACACCGACCATGATCGCGTCCCACACGCCCTGGAGGAAGTTCCCCACGGTCCGGATGACCGAGAGGATCCCGTCCCAGGCGCTCTGCGCGACGCCCTTCAGCCAGTTCCAGGCGTCGCCGATGGCACGAGCAGCAGCCTTCAGCGCGTCCCAGATGGTCTGGATGTCCCGCCAGGCGGCTTCGAGCAGGTTGACGATGGCGTCCCACACCGCCATCGCGACGTCCTTGAGCCACCCGAGGACGTTGCCGATCCCGCGCACGTACGCGTTCACGGCGTCGTGGAACCACTCGACCTTGTTGTACGCGTAGATCCAGGCCGCAATGAACGCTCCGGCGACCACAGCCACCAGCGCACCGATAGCGAGCGTGGCCCCGCCGACGATCGAGATGAGTGTGGCCAGCCCGCCACCGACCACAGCCACGGCGCCGACGACGACCATCAAGGCACCGCCGATGATCACCGCCCAGGCGAGGAAGCTCTGCTGGCCGGGAGAGAGCTTGTTGAACCACTCGGCCAGCGCGGACAGCCCGTTGACGATCTTCTCCAGCGCGGGGAAGAGCGCCTCACCGGCTTCGACGGCCAGCGCCTTCCACTGGTTCTTCATCTTCTCGTTCCGGACGGCCATGGTGTCGGCCATCTCGGAGTACTTGGTCTCCAGGTCGCCACCGGCTTCGTTCATCCGGTTGACCATGTCCTTGAAGCTGTCGGCACCCGCCTTGCTGGAGAGCACCAGGTCCCAGAACCGACGGGCCTGGATGTTGTTGCCGGACCCCTTGAACAGGGCCTCGATCTCCTCGGCACGCTGCGCCGGAGAGAGGTCGGCCAGCTTGCGCTGGAGTTCGACCACCACGTCGGCGAGCGGCCGGAAGTTGCCGGACGCGTCCCGGGCGTTGATGCCCATCTCCTTCAGCCGCCCGACCACAGCCGAGTTGCTGAACAGGTCGAGCGCACGACCGGCGGAGGCGACCGCGTTGTAGGCCGTGGAACCGTTACGCGTGAGGTAGGCCAGGATGCCCGACAGCGTCTCGAAGCTCTGGCCCGCACGTACCGCCGACGGCGTCGCGCGACCGAGCGAGTTCGCCAGGTCCTCGTAGGTGATACGGCCTTCCTTGACCGCCCGGAACTGCACATCGAGGACCTTGGTGACGTCCTCGATCGGAATCTTCCAGGCGTTCATCACACCGATGGTGGCGTTGCCCGCCGCCTTGATGTCCGTGTTACCGGCGATGGCGGCCTGGCTGAACCTCCGCAGCAGCAACTCGGCCTGCGGCACGGTGGCGTCGATAGACGAGAAGATGTCGAAGAACGCTTCCTGGATGTCATCGAAGTTGACACCGAAGTCGCGGGCGACCTCCAGACCGATGTCCCCCAGCTGCTTGAGCGAGACGCCGGTGTCGTCCACCTGTGTCTTGGTCAGCGCGGTGGCCTTCTCGTAGTCCACAGCCGCCTGGGTGAGCTGGAACGCCCCGTTCAGGACGAGCGCACCGCCGACCGTCATCGCGGTACCGGCCCCGGTGACCGCACTGCCGACGTCCCGCATCCGCTGAGCGGACTCCGCCCGGTGCTTGTTCGCCTCCTTGGTAGACGCGATCTCCCGGTCCACAGCGACGATCAGAGCCTGCCGGTCGGCGATCTCCTGGCGCATGTTGGAGGTGACGTTGCGCTGCCCCTGGATCTCTTCCTGCTTGGCCTGGATGCGCTCCTTGATCTGCTGCATCTCTTGGCGATTGGTGTTGATCTGGTCCTGGGTGGCGTTGATCGCCACCTGCCGCTGGCGGACCTGCTCCTCCAGAACCTGGATGTCCTTACGGGACTGGAGTTCGCTCTCCTTCGCCGCCGCGATCGCCTGGTTGCGCTGGTTGACCTCCTGCTGGAGCGTCAGGATCTCGGCACGCCGGTTCTCCACCAGGGCACGGGCACTGGTGATCTGCCGGGCCGAGGCGTTGATCTGCTCCTGCTGCGCGTTGATGTCGTTCTGCCGCGCGATCGTGCTGTCCCGCATCGTCGCGATCTGGTCGCGGATCATGAGGTTCTGATCGCGCAGGCGGGCGATCTGCTCTCCCGAGCCCTCGACCGACCGGAGCTGGGCGATCCGGACGTCGTTGTGCGCCTTGGCGTTCTGGAGCAGCGAGATCGCATTCTGGTCGAGCGCCTGCCGCTCGCGCAGGGTCGCCATCTCGTTCTGCTGGGAGGCCCGCTGCTGCTGGAGCTGCGCGGTCGCGTACTCGATCGTGGCGATCTGGGAACGCTTGACCGCAGCGGTGCGCTGCACCTCCGCGCGCTCGGCCTCCATCGTCTGCCGGGCGTAGACCTGCGTCTGGACTGCCGCCCGCTGTGTGGCCAGCGTGTTCTGCGCGTGGGCCTTCTCCAGCGCCTCCACACGCTGCGCGTGCTGGAGCGTGGCCAGTTCGGCCTGCTTCTCGGCCTGCGCAGCCTGGATGGTGGCCTTCTGAGCTTCGAGCTGCCGCTGCGCGTACTCCGCGTGTGCCTTGGCGTTGCGTGCAGCGGCCTGCTCGGACTGCAGATGCGCCTTCTGGGCCTGAGCACCCATGAGTTCTGCCGACGCCCGCGCCTTGTCGAGGTCCTTGCCGAGCGTGCCCAGCGTCTTGCTCGCCTCGTTCTTGGCCCGGAGCACCAGATACAGCTCACGAGTGCTTAGTGCCACGCTGTTTCTTCCTCTCCTGCTCTTCCTTCTTGTTCTGAGCTTGGATGACCATCTTCATCATCTCTACGACGATCCACGGTTGCTGATACAGACCGCCTTCGTAGGGAAGAACATTCAAGGTGCGACAGAGGTTGGTCATCTCGATGCCGAAGCCGACTTCCTCGGAGTACCCGGCACCGAGAACGACCGTGGCCTCAATCGCAAGCGCTAGTTTCCCGCCTCGTCCTCCGAGAAGTTGTTCATCTCATCGATCAGAGTCGAGATCTCCTCACCGATCCGGGGATCCAGCGAGTCGATGTCGGCGAAGTTCCGGAAGTCGAGCTTCTTGCCCTGTTCGTCTTCCAGGTTGTGGTCCACGATGCAGTTCTGGAAGTCGATCTGCGTCGCAGCCTTCTGAAGCATGTGGATTTCGGTTTCGGAATTCTGAGACTGGCCACGCTTACGCGGGCCAGCCTCGTTCTTCACGACCATTCGCATCGCTTCGCCCTGCCGCGACAACTTCGTGCCGTACGTCATGGGCTTGAGGACGACGAAGGCGCCCTCACAAGTCTTCAAATCGTGATGCTGGGTTTCGGTGGTGACGGTTGCGCGAGGCATAACTTCCTCCCTTTCCTCGCTAGGTGAACAAGGGTCCTGGGGGCGGGGCCGGGTGTCCGCCCCCAGGAGTACTAGGCGATGTTCTCGGCGGTCTTGACGACCATCGAGTACGCGTTCCCGGACGCCGCCCGGATGGCCTGGTAGCTGACCGAGGCCCGCACCAGGTCACCCTGGCCGGACAGGCCCACCTCGTAGGTGTCCTTGATCGCCGCACCCATCAGGAACGTCATCTCCTCGGTGGCCGACTTGGTGGCCTTCCAGGTGATCGACTGCGCGGTGTACGCCTTGAACGCGTCGTACTCCGTCCGGGTATCGAAGTCCCGCTCGACGGACATGGTGACCTCGCGCTCGCCGAACTTCACGAAACGGGCACCACGTGCGCCAGCACCAGTAACCATCCGATACTGGGGTTCCGCATTGTCATTAATAGTGACGTCGAAGCCCTCAGTGTCGAAAATCTGCGCCCCGGTCGGGACCTCCAGCGCGATCTCCCCCGCGCCGAACGGAACGGCCGTGCCCCAGGTCGGTACCGGCACCGACTGGCTGGCCTCGTCCGTACCGATGATCGAGTAGGTGCCGACCAGCGCGCCGGAGTCGACGGTGTAGCTGGCCTGTCCGACCAGGCAGCCGACGTAGCCGAAGACCTGGCCGGTGTTCCGCACGATCGTGATCGAGGCGGTCTTGCCGGACGCGGTGTTGGCACCGGTAGCGCCACACACGCCGGTGTAGGTGTAGACGTACGGACCTGCGCCGGTCTTGACCAGCGCGCCCCGCATGATGTGGTGGAAGTAGCACGCGACGTCCGGAGTGACCTCCAGCTCGACGTCACCTTCGACGTGCACGTTGCCGGGGATGGCCGCCGTGATGTCGACGGTCTGCGCGATCGGCCGACGCCAGACGGTGTCCTGCTGGTAGGCCAGGGACTCCGAGCGGATCGGCACGTACTTGGTGGGAGCGGCGTAGGTACCCGAGGTCGTCTCGATGGCGATACCCAGGAACCCACACCCAGCGAGTCCAACGGACATTACTTGTCACCGTCCTTGGCGGTCTCGCCGTCGCGGTTCTGGACCGGCGCCGGGGTGCCCGGCACGTGATCCGGCTCAGGCTTGGTGTCGGGCTTGGGGGCGTCGGAGTCCTTCTTCCCCCGGAGCGCCTTGACCGTGACGCCGTCCTGGAACGCGGCGCGCCCCAGAGTCGTGCCGGTCAGGTTCTTGAACTGTGCGGCCTGATCGGTGTCGACCTGAACGGTCGACCCGTTCTTGATCTCACCCAGACCGACGATCAGCACAGGCGTGCCAGCACCGGCGGTCGGGATGTTCACCGTGACTTCGTAATCCACCGGTGCCCTTCCTTTCTCCTGGTCAGCAGGGTAGTCCCTCTTGAGACCGTCCCTCGACCGTCAGTATGACGGCCTTGTACTTGCTGTCCTGCTTGTACGCGTAACCACTCTCCACAGAGCTGACGACCAGATCCATCGTCAGCCCGCCGAGCTTGTGGTCGGAGTTCAGGATCGCCTCAGCCACTTCCCCGAGCCGGTCCACCTCTTCACGGACCACCTCTTCCCCCTGCGTGATCTTGCTGAGGTAGCCGATCACCTGCGCGGTGAAGAAGATCGTGTACACCCGCTGAAGCTTGATGTTCTCGGTGTCACGCACCTTGCGCACGGGCTCGACGCAGTAGCTGGGTGTGGTCGGGTACTTGTCCTGCTCGCCGTACCACACCCGCGCTGGCTTTCCCCCGTAGGCAAGCAGTGCGATGTTGGCGTTGAGCTTGGCCTCCAGGCCCTTGCAGAAGTCGACCAGGCTGCCGGTGAGCGGTGAGAAGTCCGGTGGTGTGGTCATGGGCGCGTCCAGGTGCCCCGCGCGCGGCGCTCCATCCAGTCGAGGAAGATCTCCTCGATCTGGTCCGCGTCACGGTCCTGGATCAGCAGGAACGGCCGGGGCGGGACGGTGACCGTCCGGGACTTCCCGGCACGCTCCGCACCACCCTCGGCCACAGCGGCACGGGTCTTCACGTTCGCGGGCCAGTTCCCGATGTGCGCCTCGTCGGTACCGATCTCCCACCGGCTGAACTGAGTGGCCGTCTGCCGGAGCTTGCCGGTCTCCTGGAGGATCCGGGTACCGGTCCCCTGCCGCGTGCGACGCTCCAGCGTGGCTCCGCTCAGCGGCTGCCAGGGCGGCCGTCCACCGGCCTGGAAGTTGGCGTCGACGGACGGAATGACCACCTCTCGAACGGACTCCCGAAGCGGGGTGCGCATGTTCGAGAGGTCGCGGCCGATCTCGGCCAGATCCGCACGGATCCGCTCCAGCGGCGGGTCGATCTCAAGGGTCACCCACCCCGCGTCGATCTTGCGATTGGCGGCGGGCATCAGAGGGGCATCCCCATCGTGAACTGCGGAGGCCCGGCACTCGGGTCCTCAGCGGTCGGTCCGGTCTCCTCCGAGCTGGCGTCCGTCGGGTAGAACAGCGGAGACCTGGCCACACCCACCACACCGGCAACTTCCGGAATGTCCACATTGCCGGTAGTGATGGACTCTGTTAGGTCGTTCGCCATGTTCTCCAGGCGGCGAGCCCAGGGGTTACGGCCCTCGTCCTCGGAGTACTGGCGGTCGTACAGGAGTGAGACGTACCGCATCGCGATCAGCGTGCGGACCAACTGAGGCGTGGTCATCTCGTTGACCCACAGGTACTGGATCAGCGCCGGGTCGTAGACCCGTCCCAGGTCGCCGAGCACCTGCGCCTCGACCTGCGTCAGGAGGTTGAGGTCCAGGCCACCGAAGTCGGACAGATCCATCTTGCTGGTCTCAGCCCATGCCTGGGCCTCCGCCAGAGTGATCCGGGCCATCGCACTCCTCCCTTGATGCGAAAGGCCCGGCCGCTGGCCCAACCTGCGGATTTACGGTCCGCAAGCGCTCCAACGACCGGGCCGGTCCTACGCTACTTGCTGCCGTCCTTGCGGTCCTTGGCCTCTTCCTTGGTCTCGCGACGCACGGCGCCGGAGATCAGGAGCGGCCGGATCTCGTCCTCGGACAGGCCCTCCACCGGGTCACCAGGAGCGGTCAGCTTGACCGGCTCCTTGTCGGTGCCCTTCGGCTTGCCCACCGGGGTCACGGCGATGTATCGCCCGGTGTGGTCCTCGGTCTTGGCGAGGTCGGCGTCAGCGAATGCGACAGTCGTGAGACCGCCCTGCACCGCCTCGACGTCGACCTTGCCCTCCCGAACGGCCTGCAGACGGCTACCGGTGCCGTCCCACTCGCCGCTCTCGTCGTCGCTCCCGACCTGCGCCGGGCGCTGCTGCTCGGCCTGTGCCCGCAGCTCCTCTTCGCGTGCGGCTGCGGTGTTGGGCACCACACCCGCCTTACGCTCCGCCATCTAGACCTCCTCGATCGTCAGCTTGTACTGCTTCTCGACGTCGAAGTCGGCCACCTGTGCCTCGTTGCGCGCCGAGATCTGCACCTCGGCCCGAACGTAGAGATCGGTTGGTGCAGTGCCGGGGACATACCCGAACAGCACCACCTTTCCCTGGCTGGGGAACCCCGACTGAGCGGCGAACAGATCCTGACCCTGTTCCGCCGTCGTGGCCTCAAGCACGACGGCGTTTACAGGCTTGTCTCCGCTAGCCATCAGAGGGCGTTGTAGTCGGTGTCGGTGATCGTGTTGGTGATGACGTACCCGGTGATGAGCTTCCCGGAGCCGTCGAGACCGATCAGCTTGAGGTCGTACTCCCACTGGGTGCGGACGACGTCCACCCGCCGGACCTCTTCGCGCCACCGGTCGACGGTGAGCGGGTACCGCATGAACTGGTAGCCGAAGGCCGGAGTCTTGAGGCCCGGTGCCGGAGGCACGTAGGCCAGGACCACGGTGTCGCCCCAGATGTAGTCCATCGAGGCGGCCTGGCCGACGGCGGCGGTGTTGTACTGCGCCTCCGGAACGATGACGTTCCAGCCCGTCAGACCCAGCGTCGCGATGACGTCGGCGTCGGTCAGGTTGCTGGACGAGATGTTCGTGAACTTCGCCAGCAGCTTCGGGTGCCACCGCAGGAAGCTCATGACCGGCCCCGGGATGATCGCCGTGTTCAGCGGCGGGGAACCCGCACGCGCCACACGCCGCTTCGCGGTCTCGATCACCAGCGCCGGGTCGGAGTCGGCGTCGGCGTAGTCCGAGGTCGACCAGGTGGCCGAGCCCGGGGTGCCGTTACCGGTCGCGATCAGCGCCTTGCTGTGGCCGGTCGCGTAGTTGCCCGGGGTGCTGACCAGGTTCTTGATCGCGATCTCGCGCGCGGTGGTCAGCTTGCCGGTCAGGATCTCGACCGCGTCAGCCTCGGGGTTGAGACCCGAGCCCGCCGGGATGTTCTCCCGCTCCTCGTCCGTCACCGCCATCTGGAGCGCGTGCTCCATGGTGAAGTACGTGTCGCTGGAGAGTGCCATACCCGGGATCTCGTTCGCCTGGGTACCAGGCGCGCGGTAGTCGACCTCGGGGGTGCGGGTGGTGTGCCGGTCGGTGAAGACGTAGTACTTCGCCGACTTGTCGGTGACCGGAACGGTCGGGAAGAGTGCCTCGCCGACGAAGCCCTGAGCGGGCCAGCCGACCGAAATCTGGGACAGCACCGGATCGGTGATCCGGGTGCCCGCCTGGAACGAGTTCCACACAGCCATGTCTCAGCTCCTCCTTACGGCAGCGCGACGGCGCCGATGAAGAGCTGAACCTCGATCTCGTCGCCCGAGGCGGCAGCAGCCGTCCGAGCGATTCCGACCGGGGTCTGGCCCGTGACGGCGGTCTGTGCACGCCCGTTAGCCGCCGGAGCGACCTTGGCGTCCTTGGCGATGGCGGCGTTCGCGATCACTCGCGACACCGACGGCGCCTCCCAGACCGGGGCGACATGCTTGCCAGTCGCCGCCATGGCATCGGTGAACGTCTCCTGGTTGACCCCGATAGCGACGTCGTTCACGCCGGTAATCGCGGTCGCCGACTGGGCGACGGTGCCAGCCTTGACGAAGAGGCCACGAGAGAGACCGGTGACGGGCTGCCACAGAAGGCCCTTACCGAGCAGGTAATCAGCCACTAGCTACTCACCACCTTGAACGCCGTGGTCGCCTCGCGGTACTGCTGGTACAGCGTTCCGCCGTCGTGCTCCATGGCGGCGGCCAGGGCCTGCCGGGTAGAGAGCTTGTCGTCGGTCTCGAACTTCTTGACCAGCTCGGTGAACTTCTTCACCGGGTCGCCGCCACCGGTGCCGTCGGTGCGGGAGGCCGGGGAAGTGCCGCCCGTCTCGCCCAGCTTGACGGTGCCCTTGCCCTCGGCGAACTGCCGGAGCAGGCCGACCAGCTGGTCGCGCTGCGTCTTCGGCAGGATGGCCAGCAGCGGCTCCGCCAGCTGCTTGGCCGCCGGGGTAATGGCGATCGCGGTGTCCGCGTCCACGTCGTGCAGGGCCACACGGACCTCCTGCAGACGCATGGCGGTCTCCATCTCGGCCAGACGCTTGTCGCTCTCCGCAGCCTTCTCCATCAGCGCGCGAACCCGAGGGTCCGTCTCCGCCAACTGGGTCAGGTCGGCCGGGGGCTCCGGAGCCGTGACCGGCTCGGCGAGCTTGGCGACGACGGCCTCAACGACCGCCTCGTCACTCGTACCCTCGGAGAGCTTCAGCGCCGTCCGGATGGCAGTGAGATCCAGGCTCACGGTGCCTCCTTCGGTTGCTCCCCCGTCACCGGTCGATGCGGGGTCTTCCTCGGTCAGTCGAAGTGCTTCCGCCGCTTCGCTCTCCGAGAGATTCACGGGGACCATGCCCTTGATGAACGGCCGATTGGTCAGGCCGCCACCGAAGAGCACGTCCGAATAGGTGGTGCCGGTCTCCGGGTGGGTCCACTCGTCGGCGAACTCGGCGGAGAAGTAGCGGTACTGCTTATTGCGAATCTTGTCGGCGGCCTCGTCGGTCCACTCGACCAGGTACCACACCCCGTCGGGGCGGGCCTCGGTCTGCACGACCCAGCCCGCCGCGTCGTCGCGGCGGGCCTTGTGGTCGTAGTCGATGTCCATCGCGATGCCCCGGACCCCGCGATTGGCGTTGTCCGCGAATCGGAGGGCACGAGTCGAGTCGATGGTGATCTCGCCGAAAATGGGGTGCTTGTAGCTGCCCTGCTTCAGGGCCTGCACCCAACTGGTCTTGGAACCCTCAGCGAGGGTGATCGCGGAAAGTTCGGACCGGTAACTCGCCCGCACGTTCCTACCTCCCCACGATTGCACGACCATGTTGCCCGTATTGAACCACGAGACCCACTATCACAGTCAGACCGTGGGCGATGCACCGTCCGGACCCACGGGTGCCGTGACCCGGTCGTACGTCCACAGCGCCACACCGGCGGCTACCAGAGCCGAGATCATGGACATCTGCGAGTCGGTGATGTGCGCGCCGAAACCGATCGCCACCGACAGCACCGCCTGCACCACACCCACGACGGCGGGCAGCGCCTTGTCGACCGCCACGGCCGCCGCCGCGACGAATCCGAGCAGCGCGGAAATCGCGGCGTTCAGCACCGCCTGCTGGTTGTCCGTCCAGTGCAGGAACAGCGCACTGATCACCTGAATGAAGGTGGCTAGGAACGTGGTGACCAGAACAGGCTGCCGACCGAAGATCTTGCCGTCCTTGAACACGGGAACCTCCCTATGCGCCCGGCCAGCCCGGTGCGCTCTTTACCCTGCTGCGCAGATCGATGATCTCCGCTCCCTGCACCTGCAGTTCCCTATCCCGTTCCGCGATCTGCGTTTCCAGCTGCCGGATACGGACCTCGGACGTAATGCGTTCCTGGTTCAGTGTGGCCTTGAGTTCGCCGACCTGTACGTCCAACTCGTTGATCTTCGCGTTCGCACGCGCGAGTTCTTCCCGGAGCGGGGTCAGCAGAACGACCGCCGACTTCGTCAGAATGTCGGCGGCCTCCATTTCCATCTTGTCGGTACCGGCGGCCAGCTGCCGCTTGTCCGCTCGGATGGTCAACAGCTTGACGATGGTGCCCGCACCACCGGCGGACAGGATTACCGATATCAGGATCGTGGCCCACTCCGGCAGGCTCCCGGCTGATGTCGCGTCTGCCGTCAAAACTGCCGGGACGGCCGCCAGAGCAATGATCACTCCTGCTGTTCCCCCTCGTTGAGCACCACCTGAGTCGCGATGGCCAGTGCCTTGATTCGGATCAAGATACGTCCGATATCGATGGCACGTACCAACGCGGCCCCCGAGTACGCCAGCACGAACCCCGCCGCTGCGATCGCCGCCACACCGCCGACCGTGATCAGCGCGATCGCGTAGACCAGGCAGGCCGCGCCGATGCCGAACAACCCGGCCCGCTCGATCAGCAGTCCGGTCGTGGTCTCCCTCCAGAAGACCCCCGTCAGCGAGATCGCGCTGCTGAACAACAGAAACGTGTACCAGACCAGCACCAGCAGATCGGGCAGCGCCCGCTCGATGGAGCCGGAGGTCTGCGCGAGCAGCCGCGACGCCCCGATCAGCACGGCGGCGATCAGCATGGCCACCTCGAACGGGTGCCGACGCCCGAGATCGTGGATGTACGTTCCGTGGGCTACGCGTCCCGGCACCGGGCATCTCCTTAATCCAGACCCTCAACCTGACCGGTCAGGGGCACGATCTCGTTCCCGAACAGCGCCAGCTCGGCCTCGTTCTCGACCACGTAGGCCTCGGTGACCTTCGACTTGTCCGCCGCACCGGCGCCGCTGGGCAGGCACTTGAGGTTGAAGTTCTGCGCGGCCTTGAACTGTGCGGGCGAGAGGTGCTGCAGCTTCCCGTCCTCCCGGGACAGGTACACCTCGTCCGCCGACCGGAGCTTCACGAGCTTGAGCATGTCGTAGTCCTTCCAGGAAACAGTGGAGGCGGGCGGTGTGGGCGGCATCGGGGGCGTGGCGGCTGGCTTCTCCACACCCGCCGGATACCCGAACATGTCGTAGAAGAGCATCGAGCTGAACTTGGTCCGGTTGCCGAGCACCTCCAGGTGCAGGTGCCCGTCGCCGGAGCCGCCCTGGGACCGGCCGTTCCAGTCCCACTGGTGGTAGTTGGTGTTGATGAAGTCGATCCACGTGGTGTCGTAGGAGTCCATGTTCATCAACCGCAGGATCCGGCGCTCGACGTCCGGGTAGTTGCCCTTCATCACGTCGATCGCGGTCACCGTGCCGAACGGCGCGCCGGGCTTCCAGGGGGTGTGGCCGCCCTGCCTGCGCAGGTGCCCGGCGTCTCCGATCGAGTACCAGCCGATCCGCAGCCGGTCGAGCTGGCGCGCCAGGTCGGCCAGGCCCGGCGCGAGCTGCCACCGCACCAGCCTTCCGGTCGCCGGGTGCGTCACCGCACCGCTGTAGCCGCCCATCAGGCCTCCTTGGGAGTAGTGACCCGGGTGAAGCTGCATTCGGAGAACGGCTCCGGGTGGCCCGCCGCCTTATCGCAGCTCAGCTGGGTACCGCCCCCGGGATGGATCGAGACCGAGCACAGCCTCCGCCGACGGTCGGCGCCCTCCATCAGCGGCCGTAGCCGCAGCGGAATGATCATCACTTGCCTCCCGATCGGTCGGTTCCGGAGTTGGCCTTCTGCTGCCCGGACGGCGGGGAAGCCTGCCGGGGCTTGCCCGCCGACTGCCCAGACTGCTTCCCGGTGGCCCGGCCCGCCACGTTGGTGCCGGGCTTGGCCTTATCCCCCGGGGCGGCTTCCTCATCACCGCCCTCAGGGTCGTTCGGGTTCTGCGGGGCCTCGACCACACGCCGGGTGGCCATGTCGGCCATGGGCAGGTCCAGCTCCTTGCGCAGCTGGGCCTCCAGCATCTCGTCCGGCGTGATCAGGTCGGCACCGACCAGGTTGCGGATCGCGAAGCTCCGCGTGCGCATGTCCTCGAACTCACCGATCCAGCGCGGCGTGATCCGGGGGTACTTCTTCACGTTCGCCCAGTTGAAGTCCACCAGCTCCTTGACGACCCACCGGTTGAGCGTGTCGGCGATCCGGTCGGCGATGTACCGGTTGGACTTCATGAACAGGTCGTACTCGTTGTCCGAGTCGCCCCACAGCACGTTCTTCTCGATCTGCTGGGAGTGCCACTCGGCCGACTCCAGCGCGTCGGCCACGGACCCCTCGATCTTGGCCCACTCCAGGTTCCAGTTCGGGTCGGGCAGCACCACGTGCGCACGCTCGTTGGCCCGCAGGTTCCGGCCGATCTCCTCGGCCAGCTCCAGGTCGGCCTGGGTGGCGCCCGGCGGCAGCGTGATGACCGGGACACCGACGGCGTGCCGCTCCTTCTGCACCGCGTCGATCTTCATGAGCGCAGTCATCATCAGCCAGTGGCCGTAGGCCGCACGCAGCACCGACGTGCCCTGGATGTCTCCGGCCTCGCCGTCGAGCGTGAACACGACCAGCTCGGACATCTCGATCTCGATGTTGCCCGAGCCACTGGCGTTGCCGATGGGGTAGGCGTTGCCGTCCGGGCGTACCTCGTAGGAGCCCGCCGGGTAGAACCACACCGACTCCGGGGAGCCGAACTTGTCGTACTGCACGTGCTCGACGTCGAGCGGGTGGCGCGGCGCCAGCTTGGCCAGCTTGATCGAGGTCCCGCCCCCGGCGCTGTTGTCCCGGATGTAGACCTTGTTGAGCATCGAGTAGCCGTAGCGGACCATCAGCAGGATGTCGCTCAGGGTCTGCGCCCAGGTGACGTCGAGGCCCTCGAACAGGTTCTGCGCGACGAACTCGGCCTGCTTCTTGGCCCCCGCCGAGTCCTCCCCGGGAACCACCGTCCAGCGCGCCGCCTCGATCGGCGTGGACACCCGCCGGATGGCCCGGCGGACGGCGCCGTTCTCCCGCCACATCTGCCGGTAGCGGGCGATCCCGGCCTGCCCGCGCAGGTCCCGGTTGGGGTCCTGGCGCAACGCGGAGGTGAACGGCGACGGGCTGGCCGAGCCGGACTCCCGGAACGCGGCGGCATCCGGAGACACCTTGGTCGCGGTGCGCGGCTTGGTCCCGGTCGCCAGCTGGTAGGTCCCGCCGTCCGGGGACCGCTCGACCAGGAACGGCACGCCGTCAGCGGTATCGCCCCCGCCTACGACCCGATCCGCGAGGGGCAGCTCACGTGAGGAGGCGGGGGCGTTTCCCTGCTCGGATGCGGCCACGACACCACCATCCGAAGCTGTGACGGTACTACCGCCTTCGCTTGTGATGTCAACAGGAGGCGGACTGGGGCGGGTCGCCGGGATCGGAACGTTCTTGTTGACCCGTGACATTAAAAGCGCGTCCCCTCCGCCGTGACCAGCGCGTCGTTCCGGATGTAGTCGGTGGCGCTCTGCACGCGCCCGCCGGAATGCAGTACCAGGCCGTTGTCCCTGGGCGTCCTACTGAGCGTGTTGAGCAGTGCCACGGACATCCCGTTGGCCCGGTAGCCCAGCGAGAACACGTGCATCAGGCCGTACCGCAGAGCATCGCAGGTGTGGTCACTGGAGCGCTTGGCCGCCTCACGCGGGTCCAGCCCCGACTTCCCGGGCTCCACACCCCGGTAGTTGACGTGTTCGCGGATCGTCATCTCGCACTTGTGGTCGATCTTCAGGCTGGGCTCCGACCCCGGCGTCCCCTCGGCCGCCTCGGCGTCCCTAGGCAGCAGGAACCGCTTGACCATGCCGATCCCCTCCCGCCAGTTCACCTTCGACTTCGGGTCGCCCACCGTCGGCGCCATCAGGTGGTTGAGCTGCATGATCGCCTCGGGGTCGGCGGCGTCGCCGAACATGAGATCGATCCGGTAGCCCTCCGGCTGCACGCGCGACTTCATGACCTCGACGTGCTGGGGGATGGTCATGCCGGAGTCGTAGTGCTCCCGCCACACCCACACCCGGTCCATCGGGTCCACCTGAAATTCCACCGCCGCCAGCGGATTGGTGAAACCGAAGTCCCAGGCGATGTAGTTCGGCCAGTCCGGGTTGAACTTCACCGGAGCCACGTGAACCTGCTGCTTGAACTCCGGGTAGATCTGGCCCTGGAACGCTGAGAAGCTCGCCTCGTACTCCTGCTGGAAGATCGGCGTGGCCGTGGACCGCTTGATCGACAGGATCTCCGGGTCGTGCTCGCCCAGCGGGTAGACGTACGGGTTGGTCCAGCTCGGGAAGCTCCAGGAGTCGTAGTCCGGCTCCTCCGGGTCCTGACCCAGCATCCACAGGTCGTAGACCCAGTTCGAGGTGCCCTCCGGGGTGGTGGGGAACGTCGCCCACCCCCGGAAGTCCGTCAGCGCGGGCTGCACGTACTGGGGCCAGATGTTGGGCGGCATCTTGGCCGCCTCGCTCATGATCACGCCGTGCAGCGCGTCACCGACCAGGGAGTCCGGGTGATCGGCCGAGCGGACCTCCAGCCGGGAGCCCCAGGGGAACTCGATCCACATCTTGCCGTTGGCGCGGTTGTAGGTGCCCCGGATCCCGGTGTCGGGCTGGAACATGTGGTGGGCTTCCAGGGTCTTCCAGATCACCCGGAACTCACGTTCGCCCAGGTCGTAGGTGGGACCGATGATCCAGTAGTTGCCATCGGGCACGAACAGCTCCGGCAGCATGTCCAGCGCCGCCATCTTGGACTTGCCGAACCGGCGCCCACACACCGCGACGCGGTATCGCGCGGGCGACTGGTGGAACAGCCGTTGCTTGTCATGGGGGTTATAGCCCACATTCCGCCAGAATGCGGCTTTTGAAATCGCCCGCCGGTCGTCGGTAGGCCCCAGCGGGCTACTCATCGCGGTTCACCAGGGCTTCCAGGCGTCGGGCCAGCTCGGCACGCTTGCGCCGGTCGCTCCAGCCCCGCAGGTACCAGCCGATAGATCCCGCGCCGAAGTACGGCAGGGTGTCGAAGAACCACGCCACCAGGTCACTCATCGCCAACTCCAGGCTCCACTTGGCGCAGCCGGGGAGTTACCGGCGACGCGCCGGAGCTGGGCGGGTAGCGGCGGTCGAACTCGCGCTTGGGGAGCAGCTCGGGGTGGCGCTCCTCACGGTCCCAGGCCGACCACAGGCAGCTGGTCATCACGAGCAGCGCCAGGTACGAACAGCCGTCGGCGACGTAGTGGCCGTTCCAGGCGGGGAACTCGCTCGGCGTGATGCCCCGCGAGAAGCTCAGGATCGCCATGAACAGCGCGTAGACCCACACCACGACGAGCACCGGCGAGTAACGCGGCACCGTGCTCTGGGCACGGTGCCGGAACGTGTCCGGGTCCCTGGTGCGCCAATTTTTGTGCGGGTGGCCCATATTTAGAGCGTAGCCGTTGTGCTCAGCCCGGGGAACCTAACGCCCGCGCAGGTAGCGCCACCAGAACCACAGCTGCACGCCGAAGAGCGTCGTGAACGTGAAGGCGCCCGCCAGCAGCACGCGCTCCCCGTCGCTCACGGGTTCTCCGGATCCAGGCGGCTACCGACCGGCCCCTCGGTGTTGCACCGTTCGTCGGTGGGCAGGGGGGCACAGTCCGGGTGCGGACAGGTGTCACGGGTATCGGTCGGCATCGTGTGCCCGCGCTCCCGGTGGCCGCTGGCCAGGTGCTCCAGGTAGTTGACCCGGAACTTCAGGTCCTCGATATCAGCGATCAGCTGGTCCATCAGGCTGGGGGTCTTCACGGCTCCGCCTTCGTTCGTCCTGGCGGGCCTGGTCGTAGTCGGTACCGGCGCTCTCGATCAGGGCCGCGAGTGAGAGGAACACCAAGTAGACCACCGACTGCTTGAGCGGCGTCAAGACCGCCACAGGCACCTGCGCCGCCCACGCGAGCAGGCGGAGCAGGTGGAAGTGCTTACGACTCGGTAGGAGGCGTCTTAGCTTGCGGAGTGTGCACACGCGGTGACTCTGCGTTATCCGCCGCTTCAGTTCCCTGGTTCCCGGTCTCGGTGTGCTGGTTCGCCGCGTCCTTCACCAGCTGCTTCGCGGCATCCTTTACGTGCTGCAGCCAGGCGAAGCGGGCCTGGCGCTCGGCGTCCTGGATCGGAGTGGTCATCTCGCGCTCCTCCCAGTCCCCGCAGGAACACTCGGCGGTGAACACCACCTCGTCCTGCTGCTGGTCGGGCGTGGTCCCGGCTTCCACACGCCCGACCTCGTAGATCGACAGCGCATGGTCGGCGGCGAGCACGGAGTCCACACCGCGCGGGTAGGCGTTGCTCTCGGGTGTGGTCATCGGTGCCTCGCCTTGTATCGGGTACGCACGGCCAGCACGAGCGTGATACCCAGCAGCAACAGCACCACACTGGCGCTCGCCAGGATCCCGGCGGGGTTGTCGGGGCCGGTCACCGGCAGCGTGGGGGGACTGGTCGTTGCCGTCGGCGTGGTCGTCGTGCAGCTGGAGCCGTTGCAGGGGCTCGCGGTGACGGTCTTGGAAGGGGTGGGGCTGGGTTGGTAGTTGCTCAGGTCCGTGCCGCCGGTGACGTGCTTCTCGCAGGCCACGCCGTCGGGTTCGCCCTGGCCGTGTCCGTCCAGGTCGGGCTTGTAGCTGGGGTGCACCTTGGGGATGTTGTAGACGCCGTCGGCGTACGCGGTGTCGCAGTTCTTGTAGGTCATCAGGCTCGGTCCTCGGGGTCGTAGACGGGCGGTGCGAAGGGACTGCGGGCAGGGTACGTGGTCTGGGCCTCCTGCTTGTCCCGGAGCGGGTTTTGCGGGGCAAGAGGCTCTTGGTGGGCGGTCCGGGGCTCGATGACCACACCGTCGAGGAGCTTGAGCACCGGGTTATCCGGGTTCACGTTCACGGTGGTGGTCTGGCGGGGCTTACCGCTCGTGCGGTCCAGGACGTACTGCGCGGCGCGTAGCCGGACGCCGTCATCGACGTCCAGGTCGGTTGCCAGCTCCACGATGCTGTATGCGGCCAGCGGAGCGGCGTCTTCGATGATCCGGTCGGCCAATTGCGCCCTGGTGAGGTCCCGGTGGCGCTCCAGGTCGGCGTGCATGCGGTTCAGGGCGTCCCGGGGGAGCCAGCTAACTTCCATGCCCGGCATGTCGCATTTCCTCCCAGTAAAGGCCCCTTTTGGCCAGCTCCCGACGGCGTACGTTCTCCTTCGGGGTCGTGATTTCAGTGTGCCGGACGCATAGCTTGTTCAGGCACAGGTGATCGATCCAAAACCCCGCCGGAATGGGACCTTTAGTCAAAATATGGCCAATTCGGTGCGCTGGATGCGTCCTACCCGTACATCCGAACTGTCCGTACCCCAAACCGCGTTGTGGGGCCAGCATCCACGTCCAACAGGCCCCTAATTCGGGCCATAGAGGCGGAATTGGGCCTAAAAGGTTGACTCGCGCCCAGAATTTGGCGATTTCGGCGTCCGAAAGGGCGCTAGCATCGAGCATGACGGTCTCCTAGCCGGATCGTCCGCGCCTCGGGGGTGTTCCCGCACCCGCCGGGGCATTTCCTTGGATTCTACGCGATTTCTGGAGATCGCAGGAGATTCTATGGGTTTATTGGGTCGTTACTGGCAGTAAAACCCCCCAAAATTTTTTCGCGAACAGGATAGATGGCGTCCGTGTTGTGGGGGTGTCCGTTATGCGCAATATAGTTAATCGCGCGCGCTATGCGTATGTATGCGTGCGGGTACCTATGTGCGGGGATACGTACGCGCTGGGGGGTATACACAGGTACGCCCCTTATGCCTGCATCACTCAGCGTAGCGGCCTGGCAGTCACCCTGCGTAGTGCCCGATACGTACCCTGTGTCCTACACGCACCCTACGTGCATACATGCACCCTATGTAGGTATATGTGTGCGTATGCGCATAGCGTGTAGGTGTAGGGCGTATGCGCCTATATGCATAGGGCTGTAGGCCCTTACGCACTATGGCCATACGCGCACCATGCGTACACATAAACGTAGTACATACCCATACATACTATGTGTACATATACATACCCCTATATGTAGTACCCCCATATATAGGCCCCCTTATACAGGTACCCCCATATACACCCCCTATGTATACGTACCCTGCCTACTCATCCGAACGTACTACATGACGTTGCCTAGAAGTATGATCCTATAACCCTTGCATGGGGGTAGATTGGACCTTGTCGGAAGGAACGGCCCCTACGGGGCCGGGAGTACGGAACTAGCCCGCTCAGGGGCGCGGAGAGCGCCTCGCACACAGGGGGCCGGGGTGGCGGAGACGGTCCGCCATTCGGACGGCGGAAGGAGGAAACGGCACCACACGGCGGTCAGCCGTGCCCTGCGTACCCAGCCGAGAGGCCGTACGCCCTGCGCAAGAGCGGAAACGCGCCGCAGGTCGGGGAGACATCCGCAGGCCCGTGGATTCGGGCGCTGTCGCACCACCCCTAACGGGCCGCCACCCCCTGTGACCGCAGGACAGGCCCGCCGCTGACCAGCGGCCATACGACCCGCGAGCACTGCAGGTCCGCCATCCGTACACCTGGACACCATGGCGCCGAATGTCTAACCCTCTACCTGAGGTTGAGACTTCGAAAAGCAAAATGGTCCGCCATCCGTACGCGTGGGCGATAGCACCCATATCGCACAAAACGGACATGCACTGGGACGTGGGCGAAAGCGCTTAACCAGCCTCGCTGCCCCGGTACGCCGGAACCGGCCCGAAGCACAGGAAGCGCAAGTAACCCGTCTCGCCCAACGTCGGTACGTACCACCCATGCGTAACAAACCTGCCCAACTGGTCACGTCTGGACACACCCGGTCGCTATCTGCCCCAGCCCACACCTAGTGGCCCATGCACGGGGAGCTACCGCCTAACCCAGACGAACGGGACAGCCAAACGCGCATGCACGGCGTACACCCGCACCACACCAGACATACCCCGCACTGCCACCACACCCACCACCTGAACTACGCAAACACCCTAGAACGGACACACCATGCGCTCGTTCATCCGCCGCACCACCACTGCCGCCCTCACCGTGGCCGCCTGCCTGGCCCTGGGCACCGCCGCTAGCGCCTGTGAGAGCTCCTCCACGGCCCTCACCGGCCCCAGCCCTACCCAGACCAACACCCCCAGCA